TTTCTTTTTTTTCATAGTTATTTTATTTTTTTAAACAAATTATTTTATTTATTAATGAATTAAAAATAGCAGTTAAAAAGCTACCTGATGGCATAGAATGAGTAGTTAAAATTACATCATCATTAATTCCCACATAGCAATAGGGCATATTAGTCAGAATAAATTCCGCCGCATTTGGATTATTTCCCTTATAATATTGCAAAACAAGTTCGTTCAACATTACTTGTAATTGAGGTAACATTTTACCATCATAACTTCCAATATCTCCAGCCCAAACTCCACAACACTCTTGTAAATTGCTATGCATAGTTTTAAATTCTTTGAAAGGATTTACTCCTACCATAATACCATTAAATGATCTATGTTCTATCAAATGCTCTACCAAATGTCCAAAATATTTCTTTGTTAACACTTGTATATGCAATCTTGATACTCTAAAGCTGCGAGGCTTCTTATTCTTTTCCTTGTTACGTAATTCATCTTTCAATGTAGCATACCAAAGTATATCTTCTAACTTAATATTTTGACCACTTTCAAGAGCCTCTTCTAAAACTTGGAGTTCTTCTTTAAAATTAGATGTAAAATCTCCTTCCAAAAAATTTATATAATGCTCCTTTTCATTGACACAATTAAAACCATTAGATGACTTTTTGTTTAATCCTGCCAATAATTCAGTACCCTTAACAATTTCATTAGAATTTAAATCTATAAATTCTGTCATATAATCGGATAATATAGATCTAGCAAATAAAACTTCAGTATGTGAAACTTTACAAACAGGAATAGTAGATTTTTTCTCCACATCTTTAATAGTGTGAACTCCCGTTAGTTGTAAATCAGCTGGTTCTCTATCTACTGGGAACTCACCATATAGTGGTGATGGTCCATAATTGCTTTCTTTAGGAGTTTGTATATGAGCATTACATTCAATTTTTATTGAACTATTATTTTCCCTAAATTTATCAGATATATCAACATCTAAAATATAAGTAGTATCATTCAATAAAATGTCTGCTATTTGTTGTTTCGTTTTATCACTCCATAAAATTGCATGACACTCTGTGCAATCCGCATTACCAGAAACATGGATTCCTTTTACTGATCCATTAGTACTAATTACAGGACTAGCACATAATCCTTGAGTACCAAAACCATAAGTTAATGCAGGTCTTCCTGCAACTCCCCACACAGAGGGTTCCACTGAACGAAGATAAACATTTTCGCCCGCAAAATTATTTTCATAATATGTCTCACAAGTAGGAACTACAAAATGTGGTGGTAAAAATATATTTCCGCATGGAGTTACTAACCAGTCATCACCCTTTGGTAATAATTGAAAAAATTTTCCAATAGATTTAAAAGGTGTTAACAATTTTTTTGGCATTTGTAAAACTACCACATCATTTCGCACGTCTCTAAACACTGTTTTCATAGCAATTTTGTCTAATAATATATCGACTTTATCTCTATTTTTATAAGCAGTAACATAACATTCACTACCTTTAACAGCATGAGCGACAGTGATAAGATAATGTCCAGAAATTATACCACACACTTGAATAGTAGGGAAATCTTCATTATCTACATCGATCTCAAAAACATGTTTTGAGATCTTTTCAACCGCAGTAGAATTTACATAAGCCAAAGATCTTTTCTTTTCTAATCTAGAAAACATTTGGGCAATAGATTCTCTAATTTGTATTTGTGTAGTTCCGCATATATGATCTCGCAGTAACCAAGTTGATATCCCTGCTAACACAGTTATAGTTGTAGCTATTAAAATATCTGCTCCCACTGACTTACTAGCGGATGTCCATAATGTAGAAACGTATTCACTAGCAGTAGTTATATAGTCAATACTATTATGAAGAACTTCCTGTAATAATTGTTTCATATCCATAACAATGTTATAACAATTTTTAAAATGTGTTGGAGTGCCATAATGTGGAGTTACTTGTTGTAATTGTACCATTTCTTCATCAGTTAACACATTTGATGTATATTGTGCACTTCTGACAAGATCATATATTAATACTATTTTCTTCATCCAACTTAAATAAGAAACACATGATTCGTTAGTATTTAACTTATAAATAACAGGTAACACAATATTGTTTGCGGTAATATATTCTTGAATATCATCAGGAAAAGCATTGACAAATAATTGGCTCTTAATATCAAAATATTCAAATGTGATCTCACCTTGTAGTGAACCCATAACATTTCGTGCCTTCTTAAAATTAAATACATTACCCCTTCTCCATAAAGCCTTAATATCACTAATTCCATCATCCCTTAATAAACCACTCAATTCTGTGAATCGATTAGTAGTTACCATAACAATATCACTAGTGAAAAACTTTGTATCCTTTAAATCAACTGAAGCACATTCTAGGGGTAATTTAATAGGAGACACAATATTTATAATATTTCTCCATTGTGAAATTGCTTGTTGTCCTACATCATCCATTGTAAAAACTTTTTGACCATTATAACAATCATAAAAATCTTTACCATCATCCTTTGGCTTTACAAGATGTGTATACGTATCCATATTCAAGCCCTGTATTAATTTACCCATAGTAACTGACTTCAAACAACCAGGTGGTCCTTCAAAAATGAAACAAACAGGTTCTTTACGAACTGTAGACTCGTAGGAATGTATACATTTAACTAATCTCTCAAAATCTCTAATACATTCCTTATAATGTGCAGATTTAGATTGCAA